AAGCAATAAAAAACGCCACATTGCGTGACGTGATTTAAAGCATAAAGAAAACACTCCGAAGAGTGCTTTATCAGTCTCAACTATACATCATTTCCTTGTATTTGTTGTGTATTTCTAATGCACGTTGATACTTCTTTTTGATTTCCTCAGGTGCATCATCTTTAATCTTAGTAGAAACACCGTTTCTCACAAGAAAAGGGCGGCATTCTTCTAAAAGTCTTGATGCTTCTTCATCATAATAACGCATTCTATCCCTTTCCTTTCTTCAATGCTTTCATAGTTCTATACTCTGTATATGCTTCAACGACATCTCCCATGTCCATTGAATATTGAGCATAGTAGCTAACTCTATGTATATCATATCCTGATTCCATGATTTTTTCAACTTCTTTCAAAGATTTGCTTTGAATATAGTCATTATATTCAGAGATATTTGCTTTAGTTATTTTACCGTTAATTTGCTGATATTCCTGTGCATCTATCCAATGAAATAGTTCATGAACATGAGTGCTACAACTTGTATCTGGAGCTGTAAACAAGTGTTTAAGTTGTTCCACTTCTGCATTTTTTGTTCCCATTTGGTCATAAATAAAAAGGGTATTGTTAATACAGTTATAATCAGCGCAAACATATTCGCCCAATTTCAGATTCTTCAAAGAGCTTTTTGAAATACCTTTTATTTCATATTGCGGTGCAATAACAACTGTTGGAGCGTTTTTGGCGTTTTGGATGCCTAATGCGGCAATAGCTTTATCTAAATCATTTTTTATATTCGTTGCAATAGCTTTCTGATGTTTTTCATCAACATTTACAGACATATACATCGAATAATGGAGATCTGCGTTACTTCCATTGATTTTAAATGCTTTAATTAGATTGTTTTGTTTTGTAAATTCTTTTGTTTTTTCTTTGCTAAAGCTAATCCCTCTTTTTTTGCTTCCAACAGCCTCTTTCTCAAACAGTTTTAACTGCTGCTTGCCATATTTTTCCTCTAGTCCTTCTCTCCACTCTTTGTATGTTGTTCCAGCTGGTACAATGTAGTTTTTGCCGGTCTCAGGATCTCTGGCCCTGCGTTTCATACTCTTGAGTTCTTCCGGATCCTCAGATTCAACAGTTGTAGTCCTGCACCATGGATGGAAAGGAGGAAAGTTTTCCCCAACCTGTTTGTCTTTCAACAGGAAGATCTTTCCATCCATCTCCTGACAGATTTCAGATGTTTTCAAGTCAAGTGTTGCTACAATCATGTAATGCATAATACCTGCTTCTTCATAAGCATCTGCATCCATTTCGTTTGCAATGTAGGCTGATTCAGTTCTGACAAGTCTTCTTGCTTGGTTATAACCAACACTGTAGCGTTCCATAATGGCCTTGCTGGCTTCATCTTCCGTTCTGCCCGTAAGGAAGTTCAACATCAGTTCATCTTTTACCGTTTCTGCCAAATATTGAGTATTACTCCAGATTCTATCTGAAAAACTACTTCCTTCCCACTTTCTTTTGAGCAACTTGTCTACTTTCTTAGGATCCAACGCACTGAAAGAAAACGCAGCACCGGTACGTGCCTGTATGTCATACATGGTTTCGTAATATGACTCATTTGCAACGTTTTTAAGCAGCTTTTCAGTTCGCCTGACATCCTGCTTGTATATCATTGAAGCATTCTCATCAATGAGTTCCTGAACCTCCTGAAGCCTTTTGATTCTTGATGCATAAGCTGGTGATTCCAGTTCAGCAATAAGCCGGTCTTTCTCATCGCTTTTAGGCATCCGCTTGATTTTGTTGATCAGAGCATTGATATCATCCTTGTTCTTCGTGGAATTCAGCAGCGCTTTAGCTTCTTTATCTGTAAGATGATGTTCTGTCTTAAAGCGGTTATAAATACCAGAGATCTTCTCTTGGATGTACGTTGAGGAAGATGCATAGTATTTTCTCATCTGCCGAGCAACAGCTTCTGCATCTTCCATTAATTCCCACATCTGGTTATCTTTGCGCCTAAGCCAGTATCTTTGCTCCTTCGTAAGATTCTTCATCTACTTCATCCTCATCGGTTCTGTTATTTGCGGTTACTCCAAACATCTCCTGCTGACGTTCCATGTTTTCCTTTTTCTCTTCCTTGAGAACTTCTATTTCACCGTCAGGATCCTCAACAAACGGTAACTGACTGATTAAGGTCTTCTGTGACACTCTGCCGTCCAGATTAGCAACGATTTGAGACAGTTCAAGCAAGTTCTTAGGCAGGGAACGTTTGAACGTTACAATGATTGCTGTTGGGTTCAGAGCATAGTTCTTAAGATTCAGAAAGTTGCAATACAATCTGATTCTCTTTTTTAAGCCCTGCTGATAATAGCGTGATTTTGTCTTTGTAATCATTTCAAGGCCCATCAGTTTGTATTCCATGGCAACACCGGAAGTATTGCCAGCAAAGTTCTCATCTGACAGATCTGGGACATGCGAGAATGTATAGATGTCGTGCTTAATGGCTTTTCTGAGCACTTCTACACCGTTTTCATCAAATGTTCTGGTGATATATTCAGCTTTGGATCCTTCCGGTAATTCAAGCAGTCTCTGTTCTTTCAATGTCTTCATGGCTTCGGATGTCTCTTCATCGTCATCGCCCATAATGGCTCCATACAGGACCATGATTGAATCAAGGAACTGTTCTTTATCATTCAGTCTGTCTGACATTAACGTGTTGTAGGCATCAATTAAGGAGATCTGAAGTTCAAAATCACCCAAGCAGTACTTGTTATTCTTGTAGAAGATAACAGGCACCTCACCGAAGTTATGCGGTCTTGGTTCCTCTGTAACTATCGTTTTCTCTTTGTACTCATGGTCCAGATCCAGCTCATAGATATAGTGCTGAGTCATGACAAACGCCTTATATCGCATAACTTCAATATTTGCTGGTTTATATTCCCAGTAATACACTGCGAACAGTTCGTTCTGTTCAATGGTATCGTCATAAACCATGAAAGTACTGATATTTGACAGGTTCTTGCTTAACGGTGTTGCTTCGTCTTCCTTGGCGTATACAAATTCATATGCACATCCGCCAATTGACAGATCCAAACCATTATCATGATCAACATCATCAGTTGCTGCTACGTCAAAAGCGTCTGTAAGTTTATCCAAGGCCTCATCATTCTCTTCTTTGGTGGAATAGTTGATGGCATTAGCAAGGAAGTAGCCTACAGCAGTATTTGAGATATCCTGAGCGTGGTTACAAACGACCTTGTTATTTGGCGCAGAATCGTCTTTTTTCGTTCTTCTGACGATTTCCTGATCACCATTGTAATAAGCCTGGCATTTGATTAATTCAGGCCGTAAATACTGTTTGTGTTTGGTGATTAACTTTGTCAGCACTGCTTTATCTATTGCTGTTTCGTCATAATCACCTTCATATATGAAGTCAAAATATTTCATTTTCCTTTCCACTCTCCTTTTTAAGAAATGCCATACTTAGCCTTATCCCTTACTCTGGCCTTTTCTGTCTTACCCTTAATGTATCTGTTGAGACCATACCTCATGGCATCAATGGTATGGTTGTATGTATCTACCGGTTCGTTTATATACTCTCCGGTCTTTTTGTCTTTCTGCCAGGTGTAGTTTTCCAACTCTTCAATAACCTTAAAACATCTTTCATCAACGATCAGTTCATACTGTAACAGCCACTGTATACCGTGAATAACGCTGTCCTTACCTTTCTCAGTGGCTTCGATGTTAACACCTGTTCTTTTAATTTCCGCAATGCTCTTAGGCTCCGCAGCATCAGCGTAAGACTTATCTTTGTGCAGGCCTAAGTCTTTCATGATCTGAGCTATTTCATCATTAAGCATGCCCTTTTTGACATACTCACCAGTAATGTAAATACGCTTTTCCTTTTCGTCTATGTAACCCCAGACTAATGCGCTCGGGTCATTAGTATAACCAAAGTCCAAACCAATCCATTTCTTCAGACCGGCAATCTCGCCATCTGTGATGATCTTGGCCGTATAAGTTGGGAATACCAGTTTATCGAGTGTTGCAAATTCACCTAATGTGTAAATACGGTAATAAGCAGGGTTCCTATGCTGCATCTGCTCCAGTTCATGTACGTATTCCGGAGCCAGGAACCT